GTGTCGGAAGGTCTACGAGTTCACCAGCAGGACCAACATGATTAAAAACTTTCATCAACCAAAACCAAGATTTATTTTACTGACGAGATATTCGCGAACCAAACCAGAACGTACAATGTCTTCTACTCCGAACTCTACACACTCAAATGATGGCATCGTCTGAAGAATCTTCATGAAGTCAAGAACGCCAGTGCGCTCATTGGATTTAACGAGGTCAGACTGTGTGTAGTCTCCTGAGAAGATGATCTTACAATCTTCACCAACACGGGTGATGATTGAGTCAAGTTCGTGGAAGTTTAGGTTGGAAAACTCATCTACAATGATAATACACCTGTCAAGTGTAACACCACGGATAAAGGATGTGGACCAGAAAGAAATAGTTTCTTGTGCTCTCAGATTATCGTAGAGCATCTCAAAGCTATTGTCATCTGGCATCTGGAACATGTACTTCACCATGTTCTTATAAGGAATCTGATACAGATTTGACTTATCTTCATGGTCACCAGGAAGGAAACCAATCTCTCTAGTGGGAACCAGAGAGCGAACCATATACACTTTCTCGTAAGGAGAAGATGGATCCAACACTTCAGTCATAGCTAGATATAGACTGATAAATGTTTTACCTGTACCAGCAGCACCGTGCAATACAAGATTCTTTCCTTCAGTATATGAATTAAAAACCTTTTCTTGATTATCAGTCAAAGGTTCGATCTGCTTCAGATGTTCTAGATTGATTGGTTTCTTTCTTCTCATCTGCTTTGCACTCATACCATTTGGTGAAGGTGATTTACGCTTTCTAACAGGCATATCAAGTATAACGCGAGAGGTTAGCACCAGGGTGAGCGTTCTGGATCTTTTGCATTACGCTCTTAAATCCATCAGACTGCTTGGGTTTACCATAGACGGCACTGGTAACTTGGTTACCAAAGTACCGATCTAATTCTGGATGCTCTTCTTTGTATTTATCGAGATCTTTAATGGAGAGAACCACCTCAGTGATCTCCCCAGTCTCTTTATTAATGAAGTCGTAGGTAGGCATTAGAGGTTCTTGTTTTGTGGAAGTGCAGTAGAAGAAATGAATTTAGCGGATGGGATCTCTGCCTCAAACAATTTTCTAGCTTCAGATTGATGAGATGCTTCTACTTTCTTAAAGTGATGTCTATTACCTGTACTCTTAAGAGTGTAGGTAATCATGTAAGGATATTGCTTCATAGTCAATCAATCCTAAGTGCTGGTTGGATACAATCGCAGTCATCAAACTTCTTATGACATTCACAATCATCATGACACCAGTCAAGTGCCTTGGAGATTGTGGGGAACTGGCAAATGAAATGATCCTTTGCACAGTTTGCGATGTCCATGTGCTCTTTCTGAGTGCCGTTAGCAGAACGCAGTTGGATGTAGTGAATCCAATTACGAAGGTTGCCTGTCATATAGAGTTTTGTTGGTGTTGCCAAGGGCAACACAAAGCGAGCACACTCTTTAGCAATACCAGCATCGAGCATCTGTTGGTACAAATCCATACCATGCTTAAAGTGATCCTGCATAAGGATCTGGAACTTCTGAACAGTGAAAGGATCTACATCATCAATACTGTTCTGACGATTCTTAGTATCTTGACGACGAAGTTCTGGCACGGGAATCTCTTCACCAAGGAGAGAACTATCGGCATACCGTTGTGAAAATTCTTGGAATGTAAACGAACGGTGACGAAGAATTTGTGCCGCGATACCCCTGGTGGTATTGATCTCAAGCGTCATGTGCGCCTGCTCAAAGACGCTCCAATGCCCATGTTGGATGCAATACTTAAGAAGACCCTCGACTTTGGGATTATCTTGATTGTTAGGGTTGCTTACACGAGCGATATACCCGATTGTTTTTTCTGCCTCGGGTGTCACAGAAATCAAACATACTTTAGTCATTTAAGAACCTTGATCAGAATGTACAGTGCGAGAGATTTGATATAACCAATAGCGGGTAAACCAAACAGTGCAGGGATACAAAGATTCCATGCACCCCAAACAAGAAATGGTCCAATAATTAAACCAGCGATTCCTGCAAGTATTGACATACCAGTTTCAGAATCAATCTCGTCTTTCTTCACTTTGTCTTTGATATTTAATGTATAGACGTTGCTCATTTCTTCTTGCCTTGTTTTGATTTTGAGATAAGTTCCTGCTGACTCATCCAAGATTTAGTGGGAACTCTACCTTCTGCTTGTTTCCATCCTTTGAGACCCTCTCGATAACGATCCCAATAGAAGTCAAACATATCACTTTGTTTGCCGCAGATAGTAACATCATAACATACTCTTTCACCATTGTGATAGGTGACAAGATAAGCATTGACGGGTAATGTTTTGTCATTTGCGTCAGTGGGATCACAATCCTGCCTCCAAACTCTTACACTCAACTGCGACCTCCCCACTTGATCTGAGGAAATGCTTCCTCAACAACTGCTTTTGTAATACGATATTTCTTTTGTAGATTCTTATCCTTTGCAAGGATAACTACATGTGCTTCATCAGGATGGAGTCCTTCCATCATCTGAATGAACATACTCTCCCTTTTCAGGGCAGGAATATTTGATCCACCCCTAAAGAAATGGTAGAGCAGACGTGCTTCGTGCTCTAGTTTAGTGTGCTCCGTACCTTCTGGAGCAGGGTTTTCACGAAAAGGAACGTCACCTTCAGGCAAAAGACTCACCACCGATTCATCATAATTGATAATGAAGATGGATCTCAGTGCCGTACTATCATTCTTCCTAAGAATGTCAATCTTTTCTGCTTTGGTCTTTGCGTTATGTGCTTTTTGCAGAACTTCCGAAATTAAAAGTCTCACATCAAAACTCCGTAATGTGGTCAAGCATTTCGTTCAGACCATGCTGAGCGAAATATGGATACATCTTTCCTCGTGGAGAGGATTCTGTAGTCTCATAGTTATGTATAATGTCATCATAAACTCGTTCAGGAATGTAATCAAAGTCGATTAATTTCCGATTACGCTCCCATTTTTGGATACTATTTGCATCGCAGAAGTCTTCTGGCGACTGCTCTACCCACTTTTCCATCTTTACTTTGGAGATGGGTCGTTGCCGTTTGTCTGAAACAAAGGTGTCATCTTCGGATAGGAAGTTTGGAATACCATCCCCACGATCACCCTTAATGATGTGCTCTGCAAGATATTTTTTAGGATCTAAGCACTCAACAAACTTTTTCTGAATAGGATTGTACTGAGTAACGAACTTGTACTTCTGAAGTTGCTGAAAGTCTTTATCACCAGACATAATCAATATCTTCTGGGCAGGTTGCATGTTGTTCATCAAACGAATGTTCGCGAACGCTTGGCATTTTACCAGACATGCAATGATATCATCTGCTTCAGCACCATCTACCTCAATGATTTTGTAAGGAAGATAGTCTCGGATTTCATCTCGGATCTTGTTCAGAATCTCAAAGATTTCATTCCAATCGAGAGATGATTTTTCTCGATCACGTTTACGAGTTCCTTTATAATATGGAAACTCTTTGCGCCTCCAATAGTTCTTACTGTCATAGCAAAGGACCAGTTCACCATACTCTTTGTAAAACTTGTTGCGATAAGAACGCAACGAGTTTAAGACCATGTGGCGAACCAGCCCTTCACTGATGTTATTGGATGTGCTTGTCAAGGAAACCATCAGGTTGCTGATGCAAACCTGATTCATATCAACAAGGATCATTAAACCTCATTCGTCTTCGTCGTCAATCATATCATCATCATCGCTTAAGCGCAAGTAGAGGAGTTCTTCTGGGTCTACAAACTCACCGTTGTCCATCATCTCAGGGTGCATTACCACCGCTGCATACTCAGCACGCTCCTTCCACTCATCAAAAATCGCCTTGAGATTCCATGAGGAGAGGAATCCCAAGACGAATGATCCGATGGTTAGGAAGAAAGCGATGTAGAGAAACGTTAGATCTGCCATTGCTATCCTCCATATGTCTGTATTATTTAGTGACTTTTTTTCGATTCTTGCTGCCAGGTTTACGACCTGGTTTACGTTCTGCATGATATCTCCATGCATCCTCAAGAATTTTGTAGAAATAATCACGGAGTTTCCTTGCTTTGGGTTTGGGGATATGTCCGTATGCCTCTTTAAGAGTCTTATCCCCACCCTTAATATATTCGTCTAGTTCTAGTACAAGACTATTTAATTGTGCTGCAGATTGTGACTCAATAAAATTGTTAACGTACTTCCTAGTCCATCCATTTTGAGAAAGATAAGAGTACATATTAAAGAGAAACTTACCATCTATCATGGCAGCGTCGATGCTGCGATCGATAAGTTCGTATAGTTCCACTTCGTTGTAGTTCATCATCACAATAGTTTGGTTTCCCTCAGAAATTTAACAGTCTCAGTGCATCCACCCATTCGCTGACCATTGATCAACACTTGGGGGAAGGTTGCACCAGGACCAAACTCAGACCTAAACTGTTCACGAGTGAACTGTCGGTCGAGAACGTATTCAGTATAGGTCCACCCTTTCATGTTGTAAACCTCTTTGATTTTGGTGCAGTAAGGGCAACCAGGGCGTGTGTAGATTACTGTACCACCAGGATTCTTTGACATTGTACCTCCAAATAAAAAGGGGAGCATTGCTCCCCCGTATTTAGTTATGTTAACTTAGATCAGAAGGAATACTTCAGACCAATCTTGGTGCCGTAACCACGGTCGATGTTAGCATCGCCAGAACCAACGAAGGAGACTTCGCCGTAAGCACCGAGGTTGTCGGTCAGCGAAACGCCAAGACCTGCCTTACCAGAAGGAACAGTCTTGGTGTCACCACTATCAGGCAGGAGGACAGTAGCACCACCCTGAATGTAGTAGGAAGCATCTTCACCCAGAGCACCTTCGTAACCCACATGGGTGTCAATAGCAGTGCCACCGTAGTTAGAACCAGTCCAACCAGAGTTAGCTTCGACATTCACATAAGGACCTGCAAAAGCAGCACCAGCGAACAGGGGGGCAGCAGCGAGAGCTGCGAATGCGGATTTGATCATTTTAATACCTCGTATTGTTTTACTTGTGGAGTGATTACCCACAGATGTCGGATCGGTTCGACTCCCGATCGCTTAATTATTGTACCACAGTCTTGTGGTGGTCGTCAACAGATGAAGCGCGAGTAGTTGAGGCGGTCATCTGTTGTAAAACGTAACATGAGTTACGTCAGTTTATTTATAACATTTTTTTCTAGAGAAGTCAATGCCTTGTGCCAGTTAGATAAAATTACAGTTCAGATGCTTCCTTACGCAGTGATTCCCTGAGAGCATCCGCTGCTTCCATATTCTTGATTGTACCTTCTGCCTCTTGCAGTTCTTCTTCAGGGATCAACCACTCATCATTCTTAGGAAGATTTACAGGTTTCATATCAATGCGATCCAACTCAGCAAGAGGACCACGATAATACTTCTTCAGTTTCTTAAGCATTTTCTTACGACCGTTTTCATCGTTTGCATACTTACGCAGAACCTTATGTAGTGCAGCAAGTTCGCGAGTGGAGTGAAGAAGAGAACGATCCGCTCGCGTATTTCCAAAACCTTGACTCATGAAACTTCCTCAATAGTTACTCTAAATTTAACACGTTTTACTTTGTAATGAGACAGATACCAAATATTAGAATCTCTGTTCTGTGATTCCTGATAGAAAGATTCTCTAGGTGTATAAATCTCAGAATTGGAATCACCCCTTCTCTGTAGGGTTACTGATGATGGCATCGAGAATGCAGGATCAGACCAAGGGAAGTAGGGACTATCAGAATATTGTTGTGGTTGATAACTATCCCTTCTTGGTTGTGGTTGTGGGAATTCTAAATCAAAATAATCACCCTCTCTATACACACCACCAGTATTGGGAATCTCAAGACACTCAATAGCACAACCCCACCTATCACTTTCACCATCTACGGACTCTGTATATGGCCAGAATCCTAGACGGATCTTACCTGTAGGTGAAACCTGTACTACCTCTTCTTGGTTCTCAACACGACCAAGAACATAGTCTTGGATAAATGACATCTTACTATACTGCCCACCACTTTGTCCAATGGTTCCCTTAGCATAGTAGTTATTGATATCAATCATGGCACCAGGATTGTTGATAGTCTTATCATTCAGGAACCAAGATGTGAATCCAGAACCAACAGAATGATGGTTAAACTCTGTCAGCAAATCTCCAATGGGGTTGGCAGGTTTACAGAACAATCCTCTACCATGATCAAACAACTGGTTGTAGAAGATACCTCTACCTGGTGTTGTGTTGGTGAAAGGTCCGTCTTCATCAATTCTACTGCTAAGAACGTGACCATTTCTACCACCAAATTCATAGTATCCGCCACCGTTATATGTACTATTCCAGGTAGCAGACTGCCCATTAGCACCATTGGTATTTGTTTGTCCATTATCCCAGACAATAACCTTTGGTGACCAATCTTTACCTTCATAGTCATACAGTTGGATAGCAACCTTCTTAATGGTAGAACCACCAGAGGCAAAAGGTGCATCAGAAATATATTCTGTAGTTCCTCTAACCTGATCATCATCCTGTACAGATCTCAATGTAATCTTTAGGGGTTCATGGAACTGCTTGGTACTTGTGTTGTAAAGAATGAAATATACAACTGCCTGTGCTGCTTCTGGACCAGCAATGATGTCCTCAAGCTTAAAAGTAACAGTATCCCCAGACTGCAAAGTAAAGTCACTACCAAACTGTGTACCAATGTCTGGCCAATCAACCATCTCAATGGTTTGATCTACTAAGGATGATCCATTCTTTTTCAGAGTGAATCGGAACGTCATACAATCAGTATCAGTATCCGAGATGATCTTGCCATATGCCTTGAGTTGGTACACACCAGTCTCATACATCTGAGTTGACTGGGTTCTGTTCACCTCAACGGTGTAAGCACCCTCACAGATGCCGCAGGGAACCGCCTCAGCGAGGTCTTGCCAGTTTGCACCAGCCTTAGGTCCACACTGCGACCTTGCCACCTGTACGTCCTTCCAGGTGCCTTTCTTACTGTGCCCACTCTGCCCCTGCTTACATCTATCCTGGGGCACTACAGGCACATATACCCTCTCTGGCGTGGGGTTGGCGAAGACATAGCACTGGAGTCCCTCATAGACATATGCAGAAGTTCCAGAGTTAACTTCATACCAAACCTTAAAGTCATCATAATCATCATCTCCATTGAGAAGATCTTCCCACCATTGCCAGTTCTCACCCTGCCAACGAGTCTTAGATCTGTTTCCAGGATTCATTTTGGGGTTGGAGAAAAACACATAGTTTGATTCAGCGGTGTTGTTTCTCTTCCAACCACCACCAGACTTATAAAAGTTAAGAGAATCCCCAACACTAATGCCATTACGGTTTCCATCTGGAACCAAATAGAATCCGATATATTTTCCAGGATACTGAGCAAGAACACTTAAAGGAACAGTGTAGCTACCAACAGAATAGTTGACATTCACATTATCCTCAAGAACCCTATTCCAGTAAATATTATCTCCCTTCTTATCACCAATATAAACACCCCAAGAGTTTTGATATGCTGCAGCAGGCTTCTTCATCTTCCAATCGATGTTAAAACCTGTCTTAGGATTTAGTGGAATGCGATAGATCAGTTTAGATTGATCATACTTTGGAGGTTCATCTGGAGAGAACTTCTCCAGTGAATACATATGATCATCTCCTGCCTTATAATACCTGTGAAGTTCTCCAATCTTTTCATCTTCAGAAAGATATGGAGTGGAATCATCACCCTTACTAAAAACATATCCAAGAATAGTACCCTGCTGCATACCAGCAGCATTCATTGTCGAACGTTCACCCGCACCTTGACTATCGGGAAGACCAGGATTAGTTGTTAGGAAGGTATCAGTTGTGCTGGGAGAATAGAATCTGTAGAGAGGAACAGTTCCAGTTGTATAGTTTCTGTAGATATAGAATGCTGCTTCACTAGAAGTTCTACTGTACCCTGCAGGTGCTGTCTCCTCATATCCATAGGAGTGATCAGATCCATTAGTGTATTCATAGATTGCATGACGATCTGGGAAGCAGTTCTTTACACAGACTTCATTAGTTCTATTGTTCTGTCCTCTGAAAGTAAATGTACTACAGTCTGCTTCTGGGGTTTTCCATGTACCAGAAGTGAATGGCTTAAACATACAATCCACTGCTTCTTTAACACAGTTCTCCCACCCAACATTTCTATCGTGCCACTCTAACTCACAGTTTAGAACTTCACCAGTCTCGATGACAACATATTCTGTTGTCTTAATTGGGTTTGCTGTTTTACGAACAGTAGGGGGATTTGCTTGCAGTCCCTCCATAATACGCTCACAGTCATCACCCTCACCCATACTAGGTCCCAATGGACTCCAAGGGTATGGGGGAAGAAGTGTAGGTGGTTTTAGACCACACACAGGATTGTCTGGAAAATACTCACAGAACCAATCAAAGAAATCATCAAGAGGTACTCTCGTGAACTGATCCCAGTCCCCAATCTCAACGTCAGGTACTTCTGCTGGAGCAACTGTAGGATAGCATCGTGCAACAATCTCTCGAATAACAGCACCAGGAGAAACTGTAGGTGCAGGTGTAGGTTCTCCGAGAGTATCTCTTGTATATAAACCAACCAAATAACTATCTGGTGTCAGACCTATGTTGGGACCATAACAACTACCAACGATCGCACGAATCTGATCACCAGGATTTGTAACTACAGGAGGTGCAGGTTCACCTTGTAGATTTGATGTAAAAGAATATAAACTTGGGATGGTGCTGTCTGGTAACAAAGGAATTGGTCCAGATCCATAGCAATTACCTGCCATCTATCACGAAATAAGCTACAACTTATTTAGAGTCTTTAATATACCCGTTCTCTCGCAACCATTTACGAGTTAAAGGAGTGGGTTCATAAACTTCCCACATATTACCAGCGGCACAGGCAGAGAGTGCCTTAGCAGTCATTCCTTCAGTCTTACCTGCCCATGTTGCCTCCGCTTCCCATGGAACAGCAGAGTCTGGGTAACTATCCTCAACAATTCTACGCCAGATCTTAGGAACATCTTCTTCTGGGTGGATAATAGCAATCATAGAATTCTTAATGCTACCCGCCATACAATCCTGAGCAGCGTGCCACCCCTCGTGACGCATCACCGTCATCAGTACATGGGGACGATGCATGAATGCTTTGTTCAGATAAAAGTTATTACTAACAGTATGATACACACCACGATGTCCTGGTGGGAAATACTTTTCATCAGCAAGAAACACTTTAACTCCAACTTCATCTAACTGACTGAGCATGTAATTAAACTCTGCAGTCACTGGAATAAAGTTGGATTTTGGATACACTTTAGCAATGTCTAACATGGTGCGAATCTCAACTACACCATCCACACACTCCCTAAGGATCATGCAACCCATGGCATCCATAGTGTAGTATCCATCTCTAAGTTTGGATTCATTTGCTTGGACGCTGGATGCCATTCCCACTACTGCCATCAGTGTGGCGAGTATTGCTTTTTTCATAATTGGATGGGGGTTTGTAGTTGTGAGGTGGTCGATACAAGTTCGGCCAAGTGTCGTGGAGAATCTCTGTGAGTTTGTAATTAGAAGCTTGGGACATCTAGCTGAGGATCATCTGAGGGGGTTTCGTTAATTTCTGAGTCATCACTAAGAACTGTGCCCATCGGACCTTTCATCAGTCGTGCCCATTCTTCTTCAGACTGTTTCCAATCTTTATATTTATCCCGTAGATCTTCATCAATAGTGAGATCAAATTCATCGGCAACCCTACGCATTTCATCTACACTTCGCATTTCATTAAATGCAAGAGCACAACCACCTTTCATAATGTTAATCTCATCATGCCCCATTGCACGGGCAACAGTTGCGAAGAAACGAAACAGTTGATAAACATTAAGGTCTTCAGCAGGAACCTGAAAAGTATAATGCTCTTCAGGGAGCGCAGTATCATCAAAACCACTACTGTAATGAGTAGAAGTCCATTCAGTATCAAACTGAACTTTCAGGGTTGCTTTGTAGGTCATTTGTTTTCGCAGTAGAGGAAATACTTGTATTCGGAAAGTGGACCGTAGTTCCACTGTATTATATCACATCCTTTGTAGGTGCCAACCACCTTGGTGGACTGTGATTCAA